CTTGATCGCGTTTCACACATGATTACTGAACTAAAACAGGATGGTGACAACTACGTTGGCAAGGCAAAAATACTTGGCACACCAATGGGAAATATTGTAAAGAATTTAATGAACGAAGGTGCAACAATTGGTGTATCTTCTAGAGGCATGGGATCTCTTAAATCTAACAGAGATGGCATAGCTGAAGTACAAAAAGATTTTTACCTTGCCACTGCTGCGGACATTGTTGCTGATCCTTCAGCTCCCAATGCATTTGTTGAAGGTATAATGGAAGGTAAAGAGTGGGTTTGGGATAATGGAATCATACGTGAAGCTACCATAAATGATTACAAAGAAAAAATTAGCAAGACCTCTACTAAGGATCTAACTGCTACGAAGTTGAAGATCTATGAGGACTTCATCTCAAAACTTTAATTTTATAAATATAAAATATAAAAAATCCATAAAGGAGAAACGCAATGTCTGATAAAGAACTAGAGATGAGAGAAGACCTCGCCGACGAGCAGTTGGACGAGTTCAAAGCATCTTATGGTGACCCTTCATCTGTGCCAGAGCCTGTTGCTAAAAAAGCAAAAGCTCCAGGTAAGTCTAAAAAAGTAGAAGACGATCCTGAAGATGCTCCTACAGCTGTCAAGCCTGAAGGTCAGGCTAAGCCAGTCAAGGAAGCAACCAAAATGAGCATGATCCAGGCAATGGTAGAAAGAATGAACGAAATGAGAAAGGAAGACCTTCTCAGCTCATTTGATACCGCCCTAGAAGCTCTTACACCTTCCGAAGAAACTGACGAAGAAGTTACTGGGGAAGTTGTCGAAGTTGTTAAAGCTGGTCACAAGATCACTGCTGAAGAAATCAACATCGACGAAGATGTGGCTGCTTTATTCTCCAATGACGAAACATTGTCTGAAGAATTTAAGAACAAAGCTGTAACTATTTTCGAAGCTGCTGTTGTTAGCAAAGTTAATGAACAGTTACAGAAGTATGTAGTGGAACTCGATACAGAGATCGAAGCTGAAAAGCAGAAACTAAAAGAAGAAACTGTAAAACAAATCGACGAATATCTCGACTATGTGGTTGAAAACTGGATGGAAGAGAACAAGCTAGCTGTAGAGTCTGGCATCAAGTCTGAAATTACAGAAGGATTTATTAACGGTCTTAAAGATCTGTTTGTTGAAAATTATATCGACATTCCAGATGATAAGGTTGATGTTGTTGAGGAGCTTGCTTCACGTGCAGACGAACTTGAAGAAAGACTTAACAGCGAGATCGAAAAGAATGTAACTATGAAGACCGAAATAGAAGAATTCGTGAAGACTCAGCTTGTTGCTGAAGCTTCTGAATCACTTACCGAAACTCAGAAAGAAAAATTCAAAGTTTTGGCTGAAAGTGTTGAATTTGTTAATGAAGACAACTATGTCAGAAAGCTTGAAACTCTTAAAGATAGCTACTTTACATCCGAAGAGTCCATGGCTGCTGTAAGCGATTTTGATGACGCGGAACCGTTGGAAGAAGAGGTTAATCTTTCTCGACCAGCTAATCCGGAAATGTCGGCTTATGTCACTACTATTTCAAGAACACTGAAAAAGTAATAAATTATAAATAATTAAGTTAAAAACCGTAAAGGAGAGACAAAATGCAATATGTATCTGAAGAACTTGTTGAGAAGTGGACACCAGTTCTTGAGCATGCCGATCTTCCCGAGATTAAAGATGCTCATCGTAGATCTGTAACCGCGACTCTGCTAGAAAATCAGCAGAGAGCTTCCAGGGAATCCGCTCAGGGTTCTGGCGGCTACTCAATGCCAACCCTATTGGGTGAAGCAAGTCCCATCAATTCTATGGGTACTTCTGCTGCACCTTCTACATCACCTGCTGGTAATGTAGATATCTTCGATCCAGTTCTTATTTCACTGGTTCGCCGTTCCATGCCTAACCTGATTGCTTATGACATCGCAGGCGTTCAGCCAATGACTGGTCCTACTGGACTGATCTTTGCAATGCGTGCACGTTACAGCGGCCAGGCTGGTGCCGAGGCTCTGTACAACGAAGCTGATACTGACTTCTCCAAGTCAGCTGCTGGTAACACTCTTTCTGGCTTTGCTAGAGATGAATCTACAGGTGATGCCGTTACCACTGGTCAGGTTGGTACTGATCCAACTACTCGTTCATCTGCTAACAACTACACTGTTGCTACTGGTATGTCAACAGCTCAGTCAGAAGCCTTGGGCGATGCTGGTAACAATGCTTTCCAGCAGATGGCATTCTCAATTGAGAAAGTATCTGTAACTGCAGTTTCACGTGCTCTGAAAGCTGAGTACACAATGGAACTTGCTCAGGATCTTAAAGCAGTACACGGTCTTGATGCTGAAACTGAACTTTCCAACATCCTTTCTGCTGAAATCCTCGCTGAAATCAACAGAGAAGTTGTTCGTACTATTAACTACACAGCTACTGCAGGTGCTCAGGATAACACTGCTTCAGCTGGTACATTCAACCTTGACGTTGACTCAAACGGCCGTTGGTCAGTTGAGCGTTTCAAAGGCATGATCTTCCAGATCGAGCGTGAAGCAAATCAGATCGCCAAGGATACAAGACGTGGTAAGGGTAACATCCTCATCTGTTCTTCTGACGTAGCTTCTGCTCTTCAGATGGCGGGTGTTCTGGATTATACTCCTGCTCTGTCTAACAACCTGAATGTTGATGATACTGGTAACACATTTGCAGGTGTATTGAACGGTCGTATCAGAGTATACATCGATCCTTACTTCTCAAGCTCTACCGGTACTCAGTACATGACTGTAGGTTATAAGGGTTCTAGCGCGTTTGACGCTGGTTTGTTCTACTGCCCATATGTACCTCTGCAGATGGTTCGTGCGGTTGGTGAAAATACCTTCCAGCCTAAGATTGGCTTCAAGACTCGTTATGGTATGGTTGCCAATCCATTTGCTAAGGGTGCTGATGCTGGTAATGGTTCTATCTCATTTGCTGATAAGAACGTATACTACAGAATGGTTGCAGTAACTAACCTGATGTAATAATAAGAACAGGAAACCTG